ACGCGAATAAGCGCGCAAAGCGTTAACGACCGACTCACCGATTTCGGCGCTAGTAGCGAGCCCGCCTGTGACGTTGATGGTCACTCCCCCGCCACTATTCAGGCGGTCTAATGGCACTACGGCTTCTGGGCCTGCTTCGCCGATCAGGGCAAGAGTAGGGGAGCTGACAATTCCACCTTCGGCCATGCGCGGTAGGTTCATGCGACTTGCTGCTTGTGTTGCTGAGTTGCCACCAATGCTAGGCAGGTTGACGTGGGCAATCGTGTTGATGTCTGGCGCAATTGGTATGGCGTTGTAAGCCCGAATGATGCCGTTGACCATCATGATCGCACCATTGACTACAGACTCGAATGCGCCAAGTATGCCGTTAATGATTGCGTTGACGCCAGTCTTAAACCAGTCAAACTTGTTGTATGCCACGACCAGCGCGGCAACCAGTAGCGCGACGCCTGCAGCGATCAGGGCAAACGGGTTGAGCGCCATGGCGATGTTTGTAGCGACGATTGCAGCTGCGACTAAACCGATTGCAGCAGCGATAGCCAAGAATGCTTGCGGATTATCTTGAGCCCATGCAGCGAACTTGTTAAGCACAGGCAAGACGGCTTCGAGCACAGGCAACAACGCTGCACCGATTGACTCTTTGGTTTCGCCAATTGAGTTCTTGAGAATCTTCATTTTGCCCGCAGCGGTTTCGGCGCTGGTTGCGGTAGCACCACCAAAGGTTCCACCGAGCACGTCCATGACTTCGTTTAGGCTTGCGCCTTCTTTAATCATCGTTGACATCTCTGGGCTTAATGATCGGAGCGCCTTAAAGTTGCCCTGGTATGCCTTGGCAAGCGCGTCAGCGACGCTGGCAGAATCCATGCCGGTGGCCGTGCTGATGTCCATGACAAGGTTCATGTCGTTCATGGCAATGCCAACATCTTTGGTACCGCGCACAAGTGCTTCTAATGCTTTGCGGTATTCGGTATCGGCAACGCCAGACGCTCGACTCATCGCGCTGATCTGTTTCTCAACCTGCGCGGTCTGTGCGGCGCCAGCGCCAGTCACATTTTGCAAAGTAAGCGCTAAAGCAGCCTGCTCTTGCTGGTCTTCCATTGCAGCGCGTGTGGCATCGCCTAGGGCTATTGCTAAACCGCCGAGCGCGGCAGCTGCAGGAACGGCAGCCTTCTTGATTGCGAACTGGGCTTTTTCGCCTGTCGTTTCAAGTTGCTTGAATTGGGCAATAGCCTTCTTTATCCCTTTGCCGTCAAACTCGCTGATGATCGGGATATTGATTGCCATTAGGTTGTCTCTCTGTTTGCTTCATCCATAACACGCCGCACTAACTGTTCTATTTCCCTAAGTACGTCATCACGGCGTTGCTCGTACGCTTTCCACATTACTCGCGAGCGAGGGCCATAACGTGCTGTTAACGCTTTGCCTAGCGCGCCAGCCATTGTGGTGTCATACAAGGTGCCAGTCGCGCCTTGCCATTGAATCATGAATGTGCCGACGTTTACCTTGTCGCCAGCGCTGGTTTCTTTGATGTTTCGCGTGTTGATTTTGGCAATAATTTTTTGGTTATATCCTTCCGACCATGGCAACACTTGGAACCCTGAACGGTATTTGTACGCTCGAGCCATACCAGATAACGGCGCTTTAGACGGCACAAGGTTTTTGGCATCGTCAATAACAGGCTGAACAATCTTCTTGTAATCTTTGGTAATTTCACGGCGCAAAGATTTGTCAATTTTGTTGAGAGTTTTCAAGGCTTCTTTAAGGCCGACAACCTCAATGTTGCTCGTAACCGTTGACGATCTTTCCGTGTAACTGCGCGCTGGCATGATTACCTTCTTTTCTTGTTTGCCTCGTTTAGCACTTTAATGACCGTTGTCAAGTCCCGTGAGTCAAACGCAATGTCGCTAGGCCACCAACCGACCGCGACCAGTACTTCTGCTAATTGGCGGCGGTAGGTGCCGCGTCCGTAGGGTTTGGGTCTGTCTCGTCCAGTACCGGCAGAATGTCGATGTCGGGGTTTTTGCTTAGCCATTCGCGCCAGTTGTCGCCAACTTGCTCGCCTTTGATTTTTAGAATTGTGTGCATCCAGCAGGCGTAATCCGAGTACAACGGGTTTGCGGAGAGCTGTTGAATGTTGCGACGTTCAAGCCGTTCCCATTCAGTAACCACAAACAGGTTTGTGTAGTAATACTCTGGGGCGCTGTCGGGGGTGCGCTTTAACTGCAACTTGATTTTCATGTGTCTCCTATGTCGGCTTGGAGCCGTTGATTATGCGGTTGTATCTACGCTGTACACGCCACCTTGAAACTCAATTTCATAGGTGCTCAACTCGCCAAGCGATGCGTTTACAACTGGGATGCTTGACAAGTAGGTGTCGGTCAAAATAAAGCCAGGGTTAGTTGCGCTATCTGCTGCGCTGGTTGGGTTTACTTTGATTGTGCACTTTGTGCCGAGGAGTGGTGACAAAACCGCATAAGACTCGCTTGCTGCATAACTGGCATAGACCGTCAAGGTCAATGAGTTGCTGAACAAACCTGCCGTCATGGTGCGGGATGTCTGGCCAAAAGCGGTGTCTTCAAGAGCTTCTGCAGTCACGGTCAATGTTGCTGCGCTCACCTGATCGGTGATGTCAACAATGGAGCCGATTGCGGCGCCGACTTTAACGGTTGGATTCGAGAGGTAAGTTGATGCTGGCATGTTTGCTCCTTAAGTTCTGATCTGATAGTAGATGATTTGTATTCGGTAGTTGTGGATTATGCGGTCTGGGCTTGGATAGCGCAATCAAGGTCGTAGCACGGGTACAACGCGCCACCAATTTCAAGGCTTGATGGACGGCCAGCCATGACAATGATTGACGAGTTAAGCACACTTGCAACAATGCTCAAGATTGAGCGGAGCACCGGCAGACCTGCAGGCCCAGAACCAATGACCTTGATCGGGAACTCAAGACGCACAATGTTGCCGTTGCCAGCAAACGTCGTAAAGTTTGGTGCGTCCAAATAAACCGAGTTAGGAACGAGACGTGTTGGGTCGTTAATTACTCGAAGACCCGACACAGCGGTCAGCGTTGCGGTGACATCATTAATCGCTTCGTTGAACAGGTCGGTGTAAGCCATTAGGCAACCGCTGGACGTGGGATGCCAAGCAGCTGCTTGACGATCGGGGTCAGGCTTTGCTGTGGTGCCGAGCCCATGCCGTCAAACGTGGCGTAGGTTGCCTCTATTGAGCCTCTAGAGCGCCACAGAGCGGCGCAATACATCAGGGTGCCTAATGTTGCGTCACCGCCTGGCGAGGTCGTTAAAGAATCGATATAGCCCGATTCCTGACGCCTGCGATAGCAGAACTGGTTACCAGCCGATACCGATTGCGTGAGCAACGTGTAATCGTCTGACGGGTTCGTAATCGTGATGCCAAGGTAAGACATAACCTGCGCGGCCGTCACCCAAGTGCAAACAGGGTCATACGAAACGGTGCCAGATGCTGCGACACGCTCGACATCGTCAGCGGTCTTAGCGTAAAGCACCTGATCAGCAATTGGAACCTGATAGTCGTACAACAGGTCGCCCTGTGTATCAACGCCTAAGAACAAATACTGTGGCAACGCGCGAACGACAAGATTGCTGCCGTTAAATGTGGCGTCAACGCCTGCAACCGTAATTGACTGGCCGACTGCAATCTCGCTGGGGGTCAGGAGTTGCAGTACGGCGTAGTTGTCAATTAGGTACTTGTTAGTGACCGAATAGGTGGCCATTACTAGGGCCTACCTTTCGAATCAAGGGCTAACGGTGATGGACTTGACGAGATCGCTGTCTGCGATAAAGGTTGCAACGTATCCGTAGTAGGAGAACACGCGTCCAAGTGTGGATGGTGCTTCTACTGACATCAAGCCACGTACCTGCTCGTAGAACTCAATTGCTGATGCTTTTGCAACGACCATCGTGTTGTTTGCAAAGTTGCGATCAGCAACAAGGTTCAGACCGAATGGGTTGAACGTGTTGAGCTGTGTGATGTTTGCGGTTCCTGCAGCGTTTACGCCCATGAGACCGGCAGCGCCAGCGTATGGGAATACGGAACGCTTGTCTGCGTCCATTTGCTGGCCGAGCAACTTCCACACGTTTGGTGACACAAAAATGTGGTCAGGCAAGAAGTTGCTTGCGGTCAGAATGTCGGTTGCTGCATCGTAAAGCGCTGCAAACAGCGTTGATGGGTCGGTGTTGTTGTAAGTCCAAGTTGAACCTGATGCTGATGCACCTGCGGTGATCGCATCGGCTGCCACGTTGTCGCTTTGCAACAGGTATTGCCCTGCGAGGTCGCGCAAAATGATTTCCATTGATGCGGGGCTCGTGAAGTCCACATCCTGTACGGAGAGGGTCACCTGGCCGCTTAGGGTTGTCTTGCTGACCACATTCGAGGCAATCACGGGAGTGGTTGCGGATACAGCGCCAAGTTCGCTTGCTTGTGCAGCAACTGAAGTGTGCGTTGTCCATGTTGGACGAATAAATGTTTTTTGGTTGCCACCGTCTGGCATTGCGCGAGCACCTACTGCTGCGACTACAGGACGGATGTAGTTAAGATCCGCAAAAACAGGTCCGAGCACGACTTGGCTCAGGAGGCCAGGCGTGTCCGTGGTGGCTACATCGCCTGCAGCTGCTTGCAATGCGCTTTGCTTTGACAATGCGTAGTCGCGTGCGGCTGCTGCGACGTTGCGGAATGTTTCTCCGCCGATGTGCATTGCTGCAAGGTATTCACCTGCGGTTGGCAGATCAAACTTGCGTTTTGCTTGTGCAAATACTGGTGCAGTAGGGATAGTTGCCTCAACTGCGGTTTCGTTTATTTCGGACATTTCTTGTTTCTCCTCTACTGGGGTTACTTCTTCATTTAACACTACTTCTTCAGGCTCTTGGTGGATACTCGCTGCAACTTTGGTGATGTTCGCGGCATCGCCAAAAGCGCCGATCGGAACTAGGGACAATTCCATCCAGTCGGCTGACTCAATGATCATTGTTCCTTCTTCGTCGTACGAGAACTTGGTCGGATTTACGCCAACGGATACTTGGTCAATGGTGCCGTCTAAGGCCATAACCAAAGCGTCGTTACCGAGGCTGGTTGCGCTGATCTTTGCGCTAAACATCATTCCCTGTTCGGTGTCTACGCGCTCGGTGACAACGCCTACTGGCATGTCAGCCTGGTGGTACATGAACAGGCGCGGTGCTTTGCCTTCGACTGGCAATGAGCCTGGGCGAAAGATTACAGCTGTGCCGTCGCTGACTACTGCCGGCACGTTGTAAGGAACGGCAGTTCCGCTAATGGTGCGTCGTGGTGCGTCGCCTTTGGCAGCGTCCAGCGTAAAATCTCCTGCAATTAATTTAATCATTGTGCTAACTCCTCTTGTGTGTTTTCTCTAACAATTACTTCTTCATCGTCCATTCGATCGGCCATAAAGTTTTCTTCTAGGTATTCATCGGCATCAAACTCGACATAGGTTCCGCGCGGTAGCACGTTGTCCATTGACAGCGCGCTAGCGATTGCGTCGGCATAAAGTTTTACGCCGAACAAATACAAATCTGCGCGCGCTTGCTGTGACGACTGGTATGAGTAAGCGCCAGTAGCAACGCCCACCAAATACGGTGGCACATTTGCAAGACGCGACATTTCCAAAGCCTGATATTGCGATGCTTCAATTAAAAGCATCTTGTCAGGTGTGCTGTTTGTTTCCGTGTATGTCAAATACTCGTTAAGCGCTGCAGTCTGGTTAGTTGCTCTAGCGGCGTTAAACGCGCTAGCCAAATCAGCAAGTTCTTGCGCGCTTAATGGTTCGCCACCTGTTTGTTTAAGTACGCCTGCTGGGATGCTTGATGATGCGTTGCGATTGCGTGCTGCTTCAAGTTTTAGCGCAGTTTCTATTGCGCCTGGAGCCGAGTAGATCATGCCTTGCGCTGGCGATAGGAATTGCACAAGGTTTGTTGGGTCTAGCATTCCGCCGTTGAAGTAAACCTCTTTAGACGGTGCAAACCAAACAGGGCCAACCATGTCGGTTGTTGTGATTGAGCCGGCAGGCAGTCGAGTAAACGTGGCAGGGTAGCCGTCAGCGGTGCGTGAGGTTATATACCAAAATGCGCGACCAAACATCATTAGGTCATCAAGCGTCCAAGACATAATGAACTGATATGGCACGGTTGGGTCTGGTCGGCGTAACCACGAACGAGGCGCAATGTAAATGCTTTCCATTTCTTCGCCGTTCCAAAATTCGTTATAGGAACGCAATGGCATTGAACCAATGACGGATGCCATGAGATCGCGCGCGCGGTTAATTGTTGGCACGCTGATTGCACGGTTGCGTGCTTCGCCTTCTTGGTAACTGTAATACTGGCCGATCATGCTTACGCCTTGCGCGTTACTTGTGTAACCGCCAGCGACCGCAGCTGCCACGCTAGGCGCTGGGCTTATTGCTGCTTTTTTGGTTTTGTTAAAGATCGCCATGTTCCTACTTTGTCACACAAGTGGCAACCGCGCATGACTTATCCGATTCCGACAAAAGGCAAGGTGCGCGGTCGCCGCGTTTATCTTAGTTATTTACCGCGACAAGCATGGGCTTTCCGCTATTAACTGGACGTGCACACATCCCAATTCCCCAGACCATTGTTCGCGCTAACTCGATTGGGCCAGGTGATCGCTTGCTCGAGAGCACGATCGTGTTGTCGGTGCGAACAGCAACAGCGCGCTGGACGTGTTCGGCTAACAGTTTTTCTCCTGTGTGCAGTAAGCGTGCTTCGGCAATCATGTTTTTGGCAAGCGGCGTAAACCGTCCTAGTTCGGCGTAACCGACCACGACCCTGCGGCGCTCAATGTTTGGCGGGCAAGTTGCGTCCACGGTCGGTGATAACGCAAACCTGATCGTGGGGTCTTTTGCAAGTTCCTGCACGTTGTCCCACAGCTCTGTAATTGATTCAGCGATGAATGCCACGGTGACAAGCACCCGCCCGTCTGACAAGTTGACGCATCTGGTCGCGCTATATCGGGAGTCGTCCAGCGAAGACTCGATCGCCACGACCCCACCGCTAGGAATGTCCCCCGTGTATTCCAACGACGGCCAACGCCCTGGCTCAATCCAACCGCGCACAACACTCACCCAAAGGTTGAGTGATGCGCGCAAAAACGACGCGCGATCAGGGTTCGTTGACTCTTGCCTAATGGTATCCATGTCCAACGTGTGACCGAGCGCAGGATTACCCCACGCCCATGACGCAGGATGCAACGGGTCAAGGCTTGGGTCAGGCGACCACTCCGCCATGTACATCGTGGACGGTTCGCCTTTGTCAATTGCTCGAATGCCAGCCTCACGCCAACGCTGAAACAACACCGATTCCTCGGTGCCAGCAGTACTGAAGAAACACGCCAAAGGATTTTTTCGTGCGCGCTGTGCCGGCAACAGACCGCCTTCAACCGAATCAGGATTGACGTCAAACAACTCGTCAACAACAACCAAGTCAATGCTCATGCCGTGGCCTTGGTTTGGCTTTAATGCTTTGACCCACCATTTGCTGCCGTCTGGCATGGTGGCCTGATAACGGCCGTAAGACTTGACGATCTTTGCGCCGTAATATTCCTCAAGGATTGGTGCCAAATCATCAAACAACAGGCAAGCCAAATCCAAACGGTGAGCGCCAGATACCACGGTCTGCTTACCGCCTCGAATCTTTGGCATCTCCACAAGCCAAAACAGAATGAGCGCCTGGATGATTGTTGTCTTGCCGTTTTGACGCGCAACCGACACAAGGCTTGAGCGATGCACAAACTTCTGATCAGCGTCCACCGCCAGCATCCCTTCAAGAGCATGCATTTGCCACGGCATCAAAGTGACCCCAAGTACCTTCTGCGCCATGTCCCCCACAAGTCCAGCTAGTGAGCCGGCATGGTCTGGGATGATCGTTTGCAGGCGCGGCTGGTCATGGCCAGTTGGCGCTAGTTCGGGCTGGTTTGGGCTGGTGGCGACAAAATCCTGAC